AGAATAGAGGTAGAGGTGATTGAATGCAGTATATAGCTAGTGTTTCTTATGGGAAAGATAGTTTAGCTATGTTGGAAATAATAAAACAACACAATATGCCGCTTGACCGTATTGTACATGTAGAAATTATGGCTACAAATACAATACCTGCAGATTTACCACCAATGATGGAATTTAAACATAAAGCGGATAAAATAATTAAAAACCGTTATGGAATTGATGTTGAACATATACATTCAAATATAACGTATGAAGAACAGTTTTACACTAAAAAAACTAATAAAGCCTGGAAGAAAGAAAGAGTAGTTGGAACAACTATTTGACTTTTGTCGGACAAAAATGATACAATTTTTATAAAATTGATACGTGTCGCAAAAATACCCTTTTCAGGGTATTTTTTTTATCTGTTTTTAAAAGAAGGTGATGTAGTGAGGTGAGATAATGGCTAAAAAAAAACTGACAAAAGAATTAATACAACAAGCGTACGAATACGCAAAGAGCGGCAATACACGAGAACAAATAGCAAATAATTTGGGTATTGCTACAAGCACTTTTTTTGATTATATGAATAAATATGCAGAGTTTTCGGAGGCTATAAAAAAAGGGGAAAAGCTTGCAATATCCGAAGTAGAAAACGCTTTATTCAAAAGAGCAAGGGGATATGCATTTATAGAAACAACGGTCGAAACTTTTCCAGACGGAAATCAAAAAAAGAAAGTTGTGCAGAAACAAATGGCTCCGGATACTGGAGCAGCTATATTTATTTTGAAAAATAAAAAATCAGATGAATGGAAAGATGTGCAGGAAGATACACCAGATGAAAGTTTTGCCATAAAAGTAGAGAGGATACCAAATGAAAATTAATGCTGTTTACTATGATTATTTAGATGTTGACAACACTATACAAATATATTTTGGTGGTGCATCGTCTGGGAAAAGTTTTTACATACTTGGCCAACGTGTAATATTGCAAATGTTGCAAGGCGGAAGAAATTTTCTAATTACAAGGGCAACAGCCGCTTCAATCAGGAAATCATGTTTTAATGAAGTCGTGAAAAGTATTTATGAGAATGACCTTGGTAAGTGTTTTAATATCAACAAATCTGAAATGGTTATAACTTGCAGAAATGGATATCAGATATTTTTTTGCGGTCTTGATAATGATGCCGAAAGATTGAAATCAATAACACCAATGAAAGGAGTTATAACAGACATCATTGTTGAAGAAGCAACAGAAACGACAAAAAAAGCGTATCAGCAGCTTATCAAAAGATTAAGAGGTGGAAGTAATTCAACCAAAAAACATCTCATAATGATGTTTAACCCAATATATAAAACTCACTGGATATATCAAGAGTTTTTTAGTGGTAATTGGGGTGATGACGATAGGGTGAAAGAAATACCCGAAAAAGATTTATTCATTCTAAAAACAACATACTTAGATAATTGTTTTTTAACAGCAGACGACAAGAAAAGGATGGATGAAGAAACAGACCCTTACATGCAAAATGTCTATAACCTTGGTAATTGGGGTGTACTCGGGAAAACATGCTTTACAAAGTGGAGAACCGAAGATTTATCAGAATACAAATTTGATAGATATTGGAATGGTCTTGACTTTGGGTTTGCTGATGACCCGGCAGCGGTCGCAAGAATGAGTTATAACTCTGCTAAAAGAGAGTTATATATCTTAGATGAAATATACGCATCAGACCTTGATAACGAACAATTAGCACAATTAATCAAGGAAAAAATAAACAGGGAATTAATAACCTGTGATTCGTCAGAACCGAAGTCAATAGCCGAACTTAAAAAATATGGTGTTTGGGCAGTAGGAGCAAAGAAAGGGCCCGGAAGCATTGAAACAAGTTATAAATTTTTGCAGAAACTAACAATAATCGTTGATAGAAGGTGTAAGAATACAATCAACGAATTAAGTATACATTCATGGAAGAAAGACAAAGACGGCAACAGCTTACCTATACCGGAAGATAAAAACAACCATATGATTGATGCTATAAGGTATGGTATTGAATCTGAAATACTCAATACACGTGCAACTAGTGCAAATATTGATATATGAGGTGAATAATGCTCGGGATTAATGATTTATTCAATAGCTTTTTCGGTAACTATAACGAAAAATACTGTATAAACAATGGTTTATTTATTGCATATAACTCCAAAAATGAAATCGAAGCAAAGACAAGACAAATTATAGATTACAGTACCGATATTATTTTTACAGATATTGATTTTATACTAGGCGAAAGCATGGTAATAAACAGCAATACAACAGGTGCAGTCAATGAACTGATGAACATTTTGAAAGCTAACAACTGGGATAGTGTTAAGAGTTTGAATATATTACAAGGTTTGGTGTTAGGGAATACAGGTTTTAAAGTTGGAGTGGATGCAAAAGGTAAAGTAAAGTTTGATTTGATAAAAATAAAAGACGTGCAAGTAACTCCTACTTATAGTAGCGGTCAGATAATAGCCTGGACTCTTGAATATTCAATACCAGATGGTAGTAATGGTACGAAGAATATAAAAGAAGAATTCACACTTGATTTTTATAGGCGCGAAGAAGCAGGACAGGAAGTTGTAAAAGCACCTAACAAATACGGCAAGCTATGGTGCAACATAATTGCCAACAGGCCATCACTCGAAGCACCACAAAACGCGATTTGGCGAGGAGAAAGCGAATGGGAAAAATTTCGGGAGCTTGTTGACGAAATTAACTCTTGCCATTCCAAGCTGGCAGTCATGGAGCATAGATACGCAGATCCAAAATATATAGCTTCCAATATCCAAGATGTATCACAATTGTGTTTACAACATAAGTTATGGATGATACCAGAGAACGCAGACATAAGAATTTTAGAGTATTCCGGTAATGTCATGTCTGACATGCAGGAAAGAATTAAGATGCTAGAGAGTGCTTTAAAATCCAAAGCACCCGAACTTGTGCTGACTAGTATTGAAAACGTTTCTGGGATTGCTCTAAAGATAAAGCTAACGCAGTTTAGAAAAAAGATAGAGTATCTTAGAGGCGTATACTTCAAGCAATTTAAAGATTTATTTGAATTAATTTACGAAATACAGACACAGAAACAAGCAGAGTTTGAAGTATCCGCTTCTTTAATTTTGCCTCAAGATGATGCTGAACTTTTAAGCAAGCTGACAACGCTAGTTGGCATGAATATAGTAAGCCTTGACACCGCAGCCAAAGAGCTTGGGTATGACTACAAAGAAGAAAAGAAAAAGATAGAAAGAGAGTCTCCCTTCAAAATCGAGTAACAAATACAAGAAGAGAAGTGATGAAGTATGGATAAATACTTAGAAAAGTTAGACTATGTATCAAATAGTTTGATACAACAACTTGTAGAATTACAAAGAACGTACATTACCAATCTTTCCGAAACACTTGATTCAGATTCTGGTGTAACGCCTAAGACGATCGTGCAAAAAACTAAAAAAGCAAAAAAAATGTGGCATGAATTGCTTCGGGTACAACAAGAAAAATATAAAGAATCGCAAATTTCTTTTTTTAAAGACGTGATGGATACAGTGGGAAAAGATGAAGGAATAGGAGTCAACTTTGATGCTGTGCCGTGGGAGCAAATAAATCAACTTGCAAAGACAGGGCTTGTATTCATGCAGAATTACGAAGATGACATAGTAAAGTTTGTCAAAAGTCAGCTTTATGTATCTTTGCTGAATGGCGAAAGTTATAGAGACGCTTTGAATCGTATCAAACCGATCGGAAATAATAAAGCAAGACCGGCTGTAATGATACGTGACCAGATGTCAAGGATATATCAGAGTGCAATTAATACGGTATACAAAGGTGACCCCGACAAAGGAGATTATGTTTATATGTGGACAGGTCCAACGGACAGCAGAACAACGGAAATATGTAAAGCGAGGAAAGCAAAGAATCCTTACAGTATCGAAGATGTAGAAAAGTTAGACCCTCATCCACACATACAATGTAGACATAGATGGGTGAGAAAAAGTTTAGAAATTAATTATGAAAAATTTTATTATCAAGGTCAAATGGATAAAGAAGTAAGGCAAAAATTGAAATATGCAGAATTTAAGATAAGAAATTTAGAAAATGAAGAATGTTATGCACTAAACAAAGACGGAAGTGTTATAATTAATAAAGGTGGAAATAACAATAGTATTTACTTTGATGGAAAAGAAGCAGATTTATTAATTAATAAAGTTGATGTTTTTACTCACAATCATCCTAAATCAAGCAGTTTTTCTTTTACTGATTTTAAAACAGCTAATTCATGTGAAATAGAAAGATTAAGGGTTATAAGTAAAAAGTTTAGTTATGAAATCTTATTTAACAGTTATTTAGATGAGAATGAACTTTTTAACTTAGATATTTTACGTGTAGATAAAACAGCAGAATGGGTAAGAAAAATTTCAAAAAGATTTGATAAAGCAATAGAAAGATTTTTGAAAAAGAATAATCGCAAAAGTTTAACTAAAGAAGAAGAAAGTTTTATTTTTTATAGAAAAAATTGTATTATTACACATTTAGTTTGGAAAGATTTAGCAAAAGCAAATAAAAAATTTATTTATGCGAGGTGGATTTTATGAAAAACATAAATATTTTTGATGCAATAGAACATCCAGACTTTAAAGAAAGCAACAAAAGGCGGTACGAAATTTTAAAAGAAATGATTGAAAAAGGAATGGAAATAAATGAGGCTTTAAGTTATTATGAAATGTGTGCTGATATGAGTAATATAGACGATTACGAGAAATACAAAAAAATATTAAAAGACCTTAAAAAATAGAGAGAGCTTAACGGCTCTCTTTTTTTATACCAATTTTAATCATAAAATTATAAGTGAGGTGTAAACATGGCAGAAAATATTAATCTGGGTGATGAAACGAAACTTGACAATAATCAAGGTGCGGTAAATCAGACAGAAAATAAGCAGCCGGAAACAAAAACATATACCGAAGATGAAGTGCAGAAACTGATACAGTCAGAGTCAGATAAGAGAGTAAAACAGGCTCTTGAAACAAAAGAGAAGAAAGCGAAAGAAGAAGCAGCGAGAAAAGCTCTTGAAGAACAGGGAAAGTTTAACGACATCATAAAAACTGATAGGATGAATCTTTTGAATGAAATGAAAGAAACTTTACTTGGTGAATCATTCAAAGATATTTATGATTTCTTTGACTTGTCGACTTTTGCCGACCCGACAAAAGATTTTTCAGAATTGAAAGGTACTGCAAAAGAGAAGCTAATGAACTTCTCAAAGGCAGTTAATGGCATCATAGAAAAACAAGTAACTGAAAGAGTAAATGCAAAGGTGAAGGAGATGGAAAAAGGCACGTTTGTTGATAATAAGAATCCATCACAGCAGTTGCCGACAGATATCAACGCTGCATTAAAACAACTCTTTCAGAAAAATGAATAATAATTAAGAGGTGAAAATATGGCAGTTAAAACAGGAATGTTATCAACGTTTGATATTGCAGAAAATAAAGTAGACGTATCTCCTATACTTAATATGTTAAAGTTACCGGGAACACCGGTACTTAACACAATAGGGTTCGGACAGGCGGTTACCGCAACAACACTGGAATGGTGGGATGATGTACTACCGGTATTATCAACAACCCTCGGAGCATCTTACACAAGCGGAGCTAACAGCATCACAGTAGCAAGCACAAAAGGGTTACGAGTCGGCACAATAGTGCAGATAGATGATACAGTTTACAGAGTTTCTGCTGTATCAAGCGATACGGTTGCGACCGTAGTGCTTGTAAGTAGTGCAGATGCAAATCATAGTAATGGTGTGACAGTAACAATACTTGGCCATGGAGCAAAACAAGGTGAAGATTATACCGATGCTGATTATACACAAAAAGTAAAAAGAAGTAACGTCACACAGATATACACTGATTATCTTAAATATACCGGTACACAGTTAGCAGTACAGCAGTATGTAACCGAAGATGTATTTTTAAGCGAAGTAAAAAGAAAACTTGAAAGAATGATGGTATGGCTTGAAAGAACAATAATCAACGGTGTAAAAGTAGCAGCGTCAGATAACACAACTCCAAACCTCATGGGTGGTATAAGATACTTTATCGGAGCTAACGGACAGACCGCATCGACTACATGGAGTGAAGATAATTTTAAAGCATTGCTTAAGAAAATAGTTGATGCTAATGGTTCAATAAACAACGCATGGATGCACCCGACTACTGTTGACAAGTTTTTAGCTCTTAATGCTTCAAAAGTCATTGTACAGGAAAAAGAAAGTGCAATTGGTAGAGTAGCAAAAGCATACGTGAGCAACTACGGAGAAGTAAATATCAATGTATCAAATCATATACCAGCATCAGAAATATTAATCTTTGACCCAGCTAAATTAAAGGTAAGACCATTAAACGGCAGAGCAGCTTTCTATGAAGAACTTGCAAAGACAGGCGACAGCAGAAAAGGACAGATAATCGGTGAATATACTCTTGAATTTGCTAACTCTGATGTAGCCGGTAGATTTACTATAACAGGTTAACAATAAACAATAAGGGTGTCGTTAATAGCGACATCCTTTTTATTTTACGAGGAGGCTAAGTCAAATATGATGATCGAATCTAAAGACCGGTATGTAATTGTTAACGGAAAAGCATATGATGTAATAGACGGTTTTGCGAATGTTCCTGATGAAGAAATCGAAGCAGAAATTATAAAGCTCGGAAAAGGAGCAAAAAATGACAAATCTACAATATCTAAGAAGTCTGATAAATGACAAAAACAGTAGCGAATATATTTTCACAGATGACGAATTAAACGAGCTTATACATGATTATACGGTATTTAAAACAGTAAGATGTAATCAAGTAGACAGCAAAGGTAAAGTGTTTGAATTACCGAAATACAAAAGAATAGATGAAAATTACGAAGCAAAGTTGTATGACAAAGATGGCAACGAACTAGCCGGAACAATCGACAAAGTAAGCGGTGAGATAACTTTTTCAACAACACAAACAAACGGAGTATTTTTTGAAGGAAAAGTTATAATCTGGCAAAATGTAAGAGCTAAATGTCTTGAAATAATAGCGACAGATATAAGAAAATGGAATTCTTACAGCATAGGTGGAATGTCAGAAACTTTCTCAAAAACCGACTTAATGAACTTAGCACAATCCTTGTATGAAAAAGGGGTTATCGGGAGTGATATCTAATGTGGAAATTCAAAACCCTTACATACAAAAAGATCACAGAAGGTACACCGAATATCTTGACAGGTGAATTAAGCGAAACTATAACAACAAGCAGCATAAAAGGTTATATCGTTCCTGTATCAGAACAGGATATAGAAAAAGGCTTTCAGATAGGCTCATATAAATGCTATTGTCAATTACCCGATATGCCGACTATAAACAAAGATATGATTGAAAATTACAAGATTACAGGTGCCGAATATTGGCAAGAAAAAGACATATTTATAGTAGGACTAATAAAATGAAAGTCGGTATATCGTTAGCAAATAAAGCTAAATGGGAAGCTGCACTATTAGTGAAAGGTGATGAAGCAAGGAAAGTTGGGACGAAAGTAATTGAACAAATCGGGAGTGAACTTGAATCGCTTATTGTTGAAAAATTAGCAGCAGAAAACAGCGATACAGGACATCTGCTCCAGTCAATTCAATTTCAAATGACAGAAAAACTTAAGGGTGAGATCGGCACATCAGTGGAATATGCTCCTTACATTGAATTTGGAACGAATGCACATCGACCTCCTTTTCAGCCGTTATATGAGTGGGCTTGGAGAAAAAGAAAAGATATAGGCTTAGAAGATGAAGAAGTTGAAGGTTTTGCAATCGCTATATGTAATAAGATAGCAGAACAGGGAACACAAGCTGGTTTACAATGGACTCGAAGCATCGAAGAAATTAAGCCAATTTTCAATAAATTGTTAGCAAAAGCAATAAACGAGGTGATGAAAAAATGATACCTCTATTCAATCAGTATCTTAGTACAAAAATAACGGATATACCGATATCTTTTGGGCAACCGTTAGATTATCAATCGCTTTCAAAATATATAAAAGTATCTTGGATAAACAAAAGTAATGATGAAAGCGTGAGAAGTGACAAAAAAACGGCTAAATGTCATCTTGAATTCTACACAAAAGAAGCTGATTTATACGCAGCTTTATCTTTTGCTGGTAGGATGCACGAAATATTACAACATAAAATACGACTGTCCGAAAACGTTGTAGTAGAGGTAGAACAACCTATAATAGCCAATTGCTTTGAATTGTCCGGGATAAAGAAAGCAGACATAATATTTAATATTTCCATGGAGGTGTAAATATATGGCGAACGTAGTAAGAAACAGAAGAGACGCAAAATTAACTATAAAAGATGGTACAGGAACACCACAGACATTCACAGTGGACTTGATGGAAGCAGACTTTACCTATAATGAACCGGAAAGGGCGGAGTTAATCGCACAGAAAGATAGAAAAGGAAATTTGAACCATTTTAAGAGGCCTGACCCTTATAATGGACCCGGTAAAGTTAGTTTTTCTTCCAGATACGTAAGCAAAGACATAAAATTCAAGATTGCCGGATTATCTATTTTCAAGACAACAGCAGTAGCAAATGACGGTATACCAGCATCTATTTCTACAATGAATCTTGAATATGCTATATACGATGAAGATGAAATTACTGTTGTTGAAACGCATAAACTGTATAACGTAGCTTTTGACCCGGCAAAATGTGTATTCAAAGAAGGCGATGAGTCAGATACAATGAGTTTTGAAGGCCAAATCATGGGAAAAGTTGGGCCATCAACAACCCTCGGTGCTGCTTATACAAGTGGCGGTTCAACATTAACCGTAGCATCAACAACAGGACTTGCAGTAGGCATAAGAATACAGGTTGGCACAACAATATTTAGAATAACCGGTATAACTAACACTACAACGTTAGCAGTTGTATCAATCGTAAACGATGCAAATCAGTCAAATGGTGCAGCGGTTACATGTCTTGATAGGATATTTACGGAAGTGGTATAATGGTTAACTATATAGTCAAAGTTAAAGATATCAATGGTAATCAACTTGGCATCTTTGAAAATCCTCTTAAGTCAACCGTTGCAGAATCAATAACTATTGTCGGTAATAAAATAGAAAAAAATGAAACAATAGAATTGATTTGTGTTGCAGAAAATGCAATACTTACAAGTGCTTTAACACCACAGAATACAGAAACAAAAGATAATACCACGCAGGGGGCTTGATGCTCCCTGTTTTTCATTACAGGGGGTGAAAAGTATGGCTCGAAGTTTTACAAAACGCGAAAGCAGTTTAAGGATTGTTCCAGAATCAAAAGATATAACTCCTATTGTCGGTGGAATTGGCAATATAAAAGGAATAAAAGAAGAAGTTGCAAAGTTTGAAATATACGGTACCACCGTAGTCAACCTCCTTGGCATTAATGGCAACTTTGAAGATGCTAATACATTACAAAATGGGTGGATAACAACAAATACTACAAACAGTAAAACAACTGGTGTTTTCGGCACTAAAACTCAAAAGTGCGTAGCAACATCAACAGACGGACAACATTATATTTACTACGGTATGTCTAGTTATGCAGTTACAGGGCATAAATATTTTTTCTGTGCATACGTAAAAACAGCAAACGGCAAATGCCGTCTTTATACGCAGTATCGTAACAGTGCAGGAGATTTGATCACGTCTGCTAGTGCGTCAAATAATTTCAGCAATACAAATTTTATTAAAATGTACGGCACGCAGGAAATATTATCTATGTATTCCACACCTACATTTAATTTCTTTTTTGCTATTGTAAAAGCTGACAATACAGCTACGTATCCCGGCACGAACGAAGAAATAAATGTAGACGGAGCGATGGTAGTAGATTTAACTAACATGGGCAATTTACCTGCTCCGCTTAGAAAGTTCTTTAGCAATTCCTCCTACACAACATGGGCAAGCCTTGCAACAACTTCAAATATAACAGCTGATGGAAGGACACAAACAGGTGAAGCGTGGCTGAGCGAACTTTTACCGTTTGTAGATTCTGTTGCAACTGTAGG